AGTCGTTACACGATTCAACAAACTCAGTCGGGATGTCCAGCTCCATCAGATATACTGATGGCAGCGGGTGCATCTGAAACTGAATCTCAGCCATTGATCGCTTCGACAGTGGCTTCTTCGCTTTCCTCAACGACCTCTTCTTCAGTCTCGGCCATCTGGGCATCAGCCTGCACTTTGATTTTCATCATCAGGGGCCATGTGCCAGACTTGCTAGGCAGGTCTCCAAGGATTGCCAAGATTGCGTTGATCTCATTTTCTTTGAGGTTAATATTCATAATGGTCCTTATGCGCTATATGCTTTTGCGGCTGCAACAGCAGCATTAATATCCGTAAAGTCTTCGCTGCCCCAGTCTTTGAGGGCAACCCCAAACTCTAGGTAGCCAGCAGAGCGCATGACTTTTTCTTTCTTTTCTTCGTTTGTCATGTCGTTGTAATACTCATTATCTGCATCTAGCACACTAGTGATGACGTTTGCGCCGTCCTTCATCGCTGAATACATCTGCGCCTTCTCTTCATCTGTTCTAACTTCATCTGACATTGATATGCCTCCTACGATTCTAGCGCGGCAATTCGCGCAGTGAGTGATTGAATGATTGCGTCTTGCTCCTGCATGGCCTTGACAAGGATGGGAACGAACCTTTCATACTTTAATCCGTACCGCTTACCATCTTCCGTTAAGTTGCTAAGTATATTTTTCTTGTCTGACATCTTGTGTCCGGCAGCTTCCTCTAAAGCGACAACAGCTTGCGCCTTGAATCCTGCGTGCATCTTGTCTTCTTTGTGCGTGCCGTCAGGGGTTTGAGCATTAAGATCATAATCCTCAGCATTACTATCACCATACTTACTGCGCTTATCCCAGTAATAGGTCACTGGCTCTAACGCTTTTACGAAGTCGAGGCCAAGCGTTAACGCAGCAAAATCTGTTTTGTCTCTTTCATCAGAACTTGAGATCGAAGTATCTGCACAAAAAAGATCAGTAATGTTGTCATCGCCCAAACAAATTTGGTTACTTGCAGTTGTAATACTACCAGAGGGTGATGCTGGTCTTCCTGCATCATGCCCCAACATTAAATTATTAGAGCCGCTGGTAAGATTAAGCCCAGAATTCCGGCCCACCGCTGTATTCTCGTCTCCTGTGACTATTCCAGAGCCAACAGCCGCCCCTCCAACAATTGTGTTCTCAGAGCCTGTTGTCATTTCGTCGCCAGCATTTGCGCCTATGCAGACGTTGTCAGTTCCGGTTGTTATAGCATTACCCGCCTCATAACCTACAGCAGTGTTATTACTATTGGTCGCGGTCGTAAAATTTTGATTCAGCAGCGCATTACGGCCAACAGCAACTGAACGACTTCCTAGAGTATCTGAACTCAACGCGCCATATCCAATCGCTATATTGTGGTCTGCATCTGTAAGCGCATCGCCAGCAGCTACACCCACAAGAGTGTTTTGCGTTCCAGTAGTAATTTGAGAGCCAGCATAATATCCTACGGCAGTGTTGTTACTGTTAGTCGCAGTTGTAAAATTTTGTGCGCTAAGAGCAAAATAACCTATCGCAGTTGAGCGACTTCCTTTTACATCTGCATCTAACGCAGCACGGCCAACAACAACATTATAGTCCGCATCCGTAAGCGCATAACCAGCTAAAGAGCCAATAAGAGTATTTTCAAGTCCTGTCGTAATGTTATTACCGGCAGTGTGCCCCACTGCAACATTGTTGGCATTTTGTGCGGTCGAAAAGTTTTGGTTCGATAAAGTGCCGTAACCAACAGCGGTTGAACGACTTCCTAACGTATCAGCACCTAAAGAAAATGCTCCTATTGCAGTGTTAAAATCTGCATCAGTAAAAGCATCACCAGCACTTGCACCCATAATTACGTTAGATTGTCCCGTGGTTATAGAAAACCCCGCTTGATAACCCACAGCAGTGTTATAGCTTAGTACTGCTGTTGTAAAATTTTGGGAAGTAAGAGCATTGTAGCCAACGGCTGTACTTATAGCTCCTTGAGTATCTGAGCCTAAAGCACCGTACCCTAAAACGGCATTATAATATCCGGTGGTCAAAGCATCACCAGACTGCGCCCCTGCGAGGGTGTTCCTATTCCCGGTGGTTACTGAAACACCAGCATAAAACCCCAAAGCAGTATTGTAGGCATCTGTTGCAGTCGTAAAGTTTTGTGCGTACAACGCTCCCGTACCAATAGCAGTTGAACGGCTTCCTAAAGTATCTGAAGTTAATGCTTGCATCCCTACTGCTGTATTGTAATCAGCATCAGTAAGTGCGCGTCCAGCAAGACCACCTGCGAGGGTGTTATGAATCCCTGTTGTGATATTAGTGCCACCTTCATATCCCACGCTAGTGTTATAACTATTTGTTGCGGTAGTGAAGTTTTGCATCACCAAGGTTGCATAACCTAAAGCAACTGAACGACTTCCTTTAGTATCTGACGTTAAAGCTGTTGCTCCTACTGCTACGTTGTAGTCTGCATCTGTAAGTGCGTCACCTGTGGTGGCCCCCATGAGGGTGTTGCTAATGCCCGTAGTGACTGAAGTGCCTACTAAGTGCCCCACAGCAGTGTTGTTAGCATCTGCATTTGTCGAATTAACTTGAGCGTTTAGAGCATTTTTACCAATAGCTACTGTGTTATCACCTGCAACTTCTGCGCCTAACGCACCGCGCCCAATAGCAATGTTGTTCAAGCCCGTAGTAATCGCATCGCCAGCAAGACCTCCAAGCAAGACGTTTTGAGTCCCCGTGGTGATACTTTTGCCAGCTTCATACCCAACGGCCACGTTATAACTATCCGTGGCTGTCGTGAAGTTTTGATCTTTAAGAGTATTGTAGCCAATAGCAGTTGAGCGGCTTCCCAGTACGTCGTTAGTTAAAGCCTGTGCCCCTAGTGCAACATTATAATTAGCATCAGTAAGAGCATCTCCGGCTATGCTTCCTACCAAGGTGTTGTATTGCCCCGTTGTAATGTCGTTACCAGTGCTGTATCCAAGAGCAGTGTTGTGGCTATTGTTCGCGGTAGTAAAGTTTTGATTTTCAAGAGCCTTAAAACCTACCGCGGTAGAAATAGAACCTAGTGTGTCTGCGCTTAAAGCACCATATCCAATGGCTACGTTGTAGTCAGAATCTGTAAGTTTGTCACCCGCTATGCTTCCTATAATAACATTCTGTATCCCCGTACTAATATCGTGACCAGCAAGGTATCCCACAGCGACATTGTTACTATTTGTTGCCGTCGTAAAGTTTTGACCATGAAGAGCTTGATAGCCAATTGCCGTTGAACGGCTTCCCAATGTGTCGCTAGTTAATGCACTTGTGCCAATTGCTGTGTTGTAATCAGCATCAGTAAGAGCATCACCTGAATACGTTCCAAATAACGCATTTTCCATTCCCGTAGTAACACCGCTACCAGCATTCCGCCCTACGGCAGTATTGTGACCATTGGTTGCTGTCGTAAAATTTTGAGCATCAAGAGCGGCATAGCCTATTGCAACTGAACCTGAACCCATTACGTCAGCACTTAACGCAGCATGGCCTATTGCTATGTTGTAATCCGCATCAGTAAAAGCATCACCTGCCGTGGACCCTATAAAAGCATTAGCAACACCAGACGTTATAGATGTGCCAGCATTTGTGCCTATGCCTATGTTGTTATTTGCAGTTGCATTTTCTAGGGCGTTATGACCTACCGCTACATTTTGTATTGCAGTTTCGTTGGACTTTAGAGCATCATTGCCAATCGCAATATTGCTGTCGCCAGTCGTAATTGCTGTGCCAGCATCCTTGCCAATGGTGACGTTATTATTTCCGCCACTCGTAATACTGTCGCCAGCATTTTCACCAATACGAATGTTATCTGTACCCGCTGTTGCGGTGATCAGGTCTGCACCGGCCTCAATCGTGGTGTTGCCAGAGATTGCAACAGTGCCGTTGAAATCGAGCGCGGTTGCCGTCAGGTCAATTTCATCCGTGGCTCCTAGCGATAAAACTGCGTCACTTGAACCTTGTATGAATTGGCTCGCATCGTTGAACATAATTTTGTTAGTGCTGTTCAACGTCAGTCCAGAGCCGTCTGTGTGGGTCAATGTTGTATCAGCATCCGCGCCAAAACTAATGACCGCACTGTCAGAGGTGAACGTCAGATCGTCATCGATAAACAGATCAGGGACTGCCAAGTCTTGGAACGCATCCACCATCGCTGCGCCAGATCCTGCACCGTCACTGTAGATGGCCTTGGTCTGACCATTGGCAATAGTGATGCTCGCACCAGAACCTTGGCTGATGATGATATTCTGTGACCCGCTTGTTGCATTCTCTATGAACCACAGCTTACTGACGGTATTGGGACCGATGGTTATGGTGCAAGCACTATCCAGTGTGCCAGTATATTTGAGAAAAATGCTACGGCCAGGATCAGTGCTGCCGTCAGCAATAGTGGTCGTGTGCGTATCTGCATTGGTAGTGATTGCCTCAGTGCCAAAAGAAAAAGCTTCAGCTATTAACTCAAGGTTGGTATTCGTGCTCGTACCCCAAGTGCCCGCCTCGTCACCCGTGGCGATCTCTTTGAGGCGTAAATCATTTACATAAGTTGCCATTTACCTTCTCCGGCGTTTAGTCTTGGACTTGGCTTTAGTCTTGGCTTTAGTCTTAGGCTTCTTCATCGAAGCAACATGCTTCTTTAGCGTCTCAGCTTGTTTTTTGTGGGTCTTAGATGCCTTCTCTAAACCCTTGATAACCTTTTTAACTCTTTCTGCCATCAGGCTACCTCTTCCCAATCTGCTGTTTGAGCGTCTGATACAGACGAATAACCTGGCGTTTGACTGCTTGATACAGTTGACCAGCTTGGAGTTTGGCTGCTTGAAACACTGGACCAGCTTGGTGTCTGACTGTCCGATACAGCCGAATAACTTGTTGTTTGGCCGGGGATAACCAACCCCCAGACGTTTGCAGCATTCGTTCCGCCAGTTGCGGAAACTCCAGTAACTGCCACTGCCGCCGAACCTGTCGATGTAACAGACCCCACTGATCCCGTGCCCGAGACCCCAGTGATCGAAACATTAGCTTGCCCCGAAACGGTAACAGACCCAACCGCGCCCGTACCTGCAATACCTGTAACCGCAACATCTGCGTTAGCCGCAACCGTGACAGATCCGACAGCACCCGATCCTGCCACGCCCGTAACCGAAAACGATACGCCCGTGCCTTCGATAATTGAGACAGAGCCAACTGATCCAGTGCCTGAGACACCCGTGACCGATACGTTTGCATCCGCACTGACGCCAACAGAGCCAACCGATCCAGTGCCTGCCTGCCCGGTGACTGTGACTGGGATCTCTTCATTCCAAGCACCTTGCCCCCAAGTGCCTCTGCCCCAGCCGTTAACATTTGCCACGATTTACGCGATCCGAATAATCGCATCGCTTGCATCAGCGGTGGGGAATTGAATCGTAAAGTCTCCTGCTGTACTGGTTTTGTCGCCACCAAAAGCCAGCGTGCAAACCGCTTTGTCGGATTGTGTATCGTTATAAATTAGCGCCCCATTTGCAGTAATTGTGCTGGAGCTAAAGGTGAGATCTGCAAAGTCACAAAATGCAGTAGTCCCAGATGTCGTAGGTGTAACACTTGTCAACGCAGCTCCTGCCGCTGTGTAGCCCGTACCCGAAACCTCATTCGAGGTGGTGTAAGCAGTGGTGCTCGCGTTAAGCGTGGCTGAACTTGTGTACAAAGCAAGCTTAAACGAGTTACCAGAGGTGGCTGTAAAGTTGTGCGTACCTACTAAGATTTCTTGCTTAAACGATGTGCAAAGTGCAGATGTAATGCTCATGTTAATCTCCGTATAATCTTTGCTAACTCAGGCTGACCTTGAGACTCAACTTCAGCAGCCAAAGTGGCACGATCACTCTTGATTGCTTCCTTTATGTAGTGCTCAACCACCTTGTGAATATGATCCTGAAACGCTAGAGCCTGCTCTTTTATTAATGGATGTGTATTCTGACCGACACTTACAATTCTTTTTGTTGCGGCATTTGACCAAAACTCTGGGCTATGACCACCGTTTTCTGTCGTAGCGACAAGAACTTCACCTACCTCGCCGCGTAGTGTCATCTACCAGCCCTTACCGCTCCAGCTCTATAACTGTCTGTTGTGCTGTAGCCTTCACCCAGTGAGATCAACTCCTGCATGGCCGTTTCATACCGGGCCTGATACAACTGCATCAAGTCAGGTTCACCCTTAATAAAGGTATACGCCTCTACCAGGCACCCATAGAGCAAAGCGTTCTCTGCATTAGACCCCAACCAGCTTGTACCGCTAGAAGCCACAGTGATTGACTCTGGCTCGTAAAAATAATGCAGCTCCACCGTTAAGTTGGCGTTAGGTGTTGGGCCTAAAATAAAGGTGCTGTTGTCAAAAAGGGCATAGTGTTTTGGGATGCCAGTTGTCGCTGCAACCGGATACGCTTGGCGTATAAAGTTTACATCCTTGAACAACAGGTACTCATAGCCACTGTTATCGACAGCTAACGAATACGGAGAAAGAAAGTCACTTGGCGTCTCTAGGTAGCTATTTGACTGCGTGGTTGTACCTGTTACGTTCTTTCTAAAGTTTGGCAACTGGACAGACTTGAGGATGCGCTCCTCTGCCTGAGTAATAATAGTTGGCAGATTATTAACGAGCGTTGTCTCATCCGTCTCCAAGTAATCTTGGATTGCCTGCTTGAGCGTGGTAAATGTAAAAGCCATTAGCTTGTAGTCACCGTAACGACACCTACATGTCCTGTAGCTCCCAAGCCTACCTGCCCTACCGGGTCAAACGAAGCCAGTATTCTACTTTCATCTAAACCACGATCTGGTCGCGGGTTACGCAAGGCTCTAGGGTCATCGACTAAAATCTTACCCAACTGCAATTGTGGCTGGTCAGGATCAACAACATCCCTGCCTACCAAAAACCCGGTTGGACGTTGGTTTACAATTTCTGGCACCAAGTCCTTTAGCGGGTAACGGAACCCTGTCAGGTCGCAGTACCCAAAAGCATACTTTCCTTTTGTGTAAGAACTCAAAACGAGTAGCCTCCTGGGGCAACGAAAAGAGACGCCTTGTTACGATCAGAGTCACTAGCCAGCTTCCACTGCTCTTCGTAGTCCGCCTTCAAGGACTGTGCTCTGGGTATGGCTTCTGGGTACTTCAAGCTCAACTGGTAAGACAAGCCGCTCACCAAGCAAGGCAAGAACCTAGCAGGGACATCCATGTTGTTTGAAGCAGGGCTTCCTGCGTCTTCAACACGCTCCATATAATAGTAGCCAAACTGATACGTCTCTTGATCATCAGGTGTCGGCCAGATATTAATTGTGATCGAGTTAAAGTTTTTCTCGACGTAGTATTGAAGCGGCTTACTGCGAGTAAGCTTGTTGGAAAGATTAGAATATTGGCTAACAGATATCCTAGTCATTGACTGATCGAACTGTGAGTTTTGCTCGCCTGCGTCTGTCCTAATAAATGCTTCAACGATATCAAGAACCTTGCCATCCAACTGATACTGGTTGGTTCCCGCGGTTAGTGCTTGCGTGGCAAACTCAACGGACCATAAATTAAGCCCCCTGTTTTGCCATTCCAGCATCATAAGGTTCAAGCTTCTTCTAGCTGTCTTATAGTCGTAACCACTGCGAAGCTCTAGGCCAGCGCGTTCAAACGCCTCCTCCATAGCATCAGAAAGATCTAGGTTAAATGTAAATGTGCCGCTTGTAGCCACTACGGTCTCCTAGCCTTTCGCTTTTTCTTGCTTACCCCAGCCTCACTTAGCGCAATAGCGACAGCCTGTTTTCTGTTTTTAACTTTCTTTCCAGAGCCACCAGACCTTAACTTGCCTTTCTTGAACTCCTTCATAACCTTCTTCACCTTAGCTCGCTTCTTTTTAGCTGGTGAACTGCTGATCTGCTTCCTCATTTGCGCTCTGCTGATCGGCATTAGCTCTTTCCAAATTTCTGCTTTTGCGATTTAGGTGGATCTTTTTTGCTGCCACTAGGTCCACTCCAAAAAGTTTTGTTTGCCCAATAGGCAGCACTTGTTGGACCCTTTGCTATGTTTTTTGCGTGACGAGCCTTGAAGCTTTTGCGAGCTTCTTTCGAGTAATTGTGTCCCATCTTCTGGTCGCCAAAACGAATCAGCTTCATCTTCTTGCCATCCCTTACAGCAACGATTGCTTTCTTTGTGGGATGCTTAGGCGTCCGCTTGACCTTGTTTAACCCAGACAAACCAACCTTCTTCAGCCTTTTTTTCTCTGCATCAGTTAAGCTCATTTACGGTACCTTGCCGTCTTTTTAGCTATCTTTTTAGGTTGCTTTGAGTGTTGTTTGCCCTTTTTGGTGTCGGCACGTTTCTTGCGGCTAGTCGCTGCATACTCTTTGTCACTTAAAGCTTCACGAGCTTTCTTAGGCAAATACCTCTCGCCCGTTGCTTTTTTACCTTGCGTAGATGGCTTACCAGACTTGGTGCCCCACTTCTGCTTGGTCCATTTTTTAAGTGACTTCTGAGACTTTTTTAAGGCCATTAGTCTCTATAGCCGCCCCCGGCTTCCTTATAACGTTTAGCCAGCATCTGCGCTTTACGCGCAGACCACTGACCAGGCTTTCCGCCTTTTCCGCTGGCTTTAATTCGATTGAAGAGCCTTTTGCGTAAAGCTGGCTTTGTATAGTTACCAGCTTCATTGACACGGGATTTACTCTTCTTCTTTTTAGCAGCCATGTTAGAAGTGCTTTCTTACCTGCATTACAATGTTATAGACATCTCCACTGGAATGACCAACAGTCGTAAACTGTATGTCTCCGGTTACACCAGAACCAGCATTATTGGGTATGCCTGTAAAGTCGCTGAAGTCTAAGGTATCTGCCCAGTCAGCATTTAACTGCCAAGCTAAAACGTCGCTAGACGCATCAAAAAATATTTTTACACCCATCCCTATGGTTGAGTAGTAAATCTTCTGAATAGATACCTTTGTGCAAGCCGCACCAGTTATAGGGTCAACGGCTAATGCAGAGACATCAATCTTCGTAACAGCAGACTCTCCAGATCCATCGCTCACGTTAGTAAAGCGAAAGATAGCGGTGTTGCCGTCATCCTGTATCGTTTGTGTAGCTACAGCATCAGCCATCGCCGTCTCCTACTATTGATCAGCAAAGGCTGGAGCAGTGGTGCTCGTAACGTTTCCAAAGATCTGATAGTTAGTCGTGTTCAGACCCATGATGGTGACATCAAAACCAGCAGGTACATTAAACTGAATACTGCTATTAGAGTCGCCATCAGAGAAAACGCTACTAACTTCGTTGCCGTCCGTGTCTAGGAACGTCACGCCGCCAATGTAAAAGTTAGTGTTACCAGGAGTAACGACAAGCGCATCTGTTGCATCAGCCGCACCACCAGCATAAACAAACCTAAACATAGAACCAGCGATAGGTGCTGGCAACGTATAGGTGTTGTCTTGTCCACCATCTGGGACAAGCAAGATTCTGCCACTGTGCGTTGCGTTGGTTAGGGTTACGTTTCCATCAGACAAGCTAACAGGGCCGTCACCTAGTGTTGCAACCTCAGTGATTGCTCCAGTAGTTGAGTTTTTGCTTACCGTCTTAAAAGTGCTTTCAGATCGAACCGCACCCGAAAAAGTTGAATTAGCCATAATGTTCTCCTGTCTTGGCTAGTGTCAGTGTTCCACGTGGAACATCTGTCAGGATTAAACAAAAAGGGGGCGCAAAGCACCCCCGTAATTGTTAGCTAGATCCTGGTGATCCGTAAATACCCAATGGGTCAGATACACCAAAGGAGTAACGTTCTCGCGCCTTGTAGCGCACGTTACCAGTATCGAAGTCACCGTCCATAGACGTTTCAAGCGGAGTACGCTCAAACATCTTCATGCCGTTCGGAACATCAGTGATCACAAAGAAAGCATTGCTGTCAGTCAGATAGTGATTGACTGCATAGCCTTCTGGGATTGCACCCATGTTACGAATTGCATTGATGTCGTTATCAGACGTGCCGACTCGCTGAGTCGTCTCCAGCAGACGATCTGCTGTAAACATCAAAGCGGGGGGAACGATCAAACGACGAGGACGTGCAGCGATCAGAAGACCACGTTCATCAGTGAACGCAGCGATTTCGATGATCGCATTTTCGAGTGACGTTTCGTTCAGGTCAGCTCCGGTAGAAGGACGGTTGGAGTTTGTTCCACCGTTTACTAGCGGGTGTGATGCGTTAAACAAGGTTACGCCATCTCCAGACTGGAAGCTGTCGAATCCATTGTTTAGCGGGTTAGCTGCCTTCACTTGCTTCGTGTACGCCATAGCGCGAGAGAGCGCCTTGGTGTAGCGAGCCGAGAGCGAGTCATACAGATTGTCTTCCATCGCTTCTTCTGTAATCGCAAAGCCCATGCTGATGGTCTCGTGATTATATCTAGCAGTGAAAGATTCCTGTGCTGAGTCATAGCTCGTTGCCGCACCTTCCGCCTTAACGGGAGCTGCTGCAAAGCCTGACAGCTTCACTTCTTCCTCAAACGAACGATCAGAGCTTTCTGTCTCATAAATGAGAGTGTGCTCATCTTCGTATTTTTCATACTCCAAACCAAACAGAGCGTTAAGCCCCGGCAGGAGTTCTTTAAGCATTTGCGCTCTTGAAATTGCCATTGCTTATTACTCCTTACACGCCAAGTGCAGTTTCGTATGCGTGACTCAGAGGCAGATAGGTAACAATCACGTCGGTGAACGAATCACCTACAGAGCTTGATGGCCCATCTACGAAGTCAACAATACGCAGTGGTAATGAGTTAGTCGTAGCAATAGTGCTGGCATCTACAGCATTTTTGCTTCGACCGATTGAGGTTGATCCAGCAGTGCTAACCGCCGATACGTTGTTGCCCAGTCCAGTTTGAGCGATGGAACCATCACCCTGCATACGGAACAACAAATCAGGATCATCGACAACATAACCAACGATATCGTCTGCTGCAGTAGACGCAGGAAACTGTTGGTTAAATGTCTTTTGGTTGGTGCTGGGATCAGTGTAAGCACAGCCTACAAAGATACCAACGGTGCCAGCAACAACAGCAGTCGTTACTGCGGCTTTTTCGAGAGTGCCAGCCGCAACCAGCTTAACGAAGTCACCGTAAAAAATACCAGTGCCATAACCACTTGCAATCTTGATGTGGCGAACTTTCCCCGTAAAAGAGCCGCTCGCACTCAAGGTATCAACTGGTTCAGCACCCATTGGGGTAGCAGAAGTAGCCATAATGTGGCCTCCTAGTTAATAACCACTAACCCCTGCTAAAGGATTAGTTTCGTCCAAAAGTTGTCCTAGTGCTACGCTCTGGATTGAGCATAGGCATTCTAGGGTCACTCTCACGAAGATAGTTATTATCAACTGATGTCATCTGGTTTTCTGCAACACTTTGGTAATGCTGTGTTCTTTGCGCCATCAATTCTTCAGGTGCTTTACACAACAACAGTCCACCTACCTCAATGTTCCCTTCAAATTGCGAGTTTATATCAGACTGCAACATGAGTTCTGGATGATCTTCTGCCTTTACAGGCTGCCAACCTTCCCTGAACATTTTAGAAACATGAGTATTATCGGACTGACCCAAAAGAGATGTCTTCACCCACCTGAATACATAACCGGCTTGCGGTGCTGGATCAGGAAGGATTGCAGCAGGCTTCCAGCTATCAGTTGGTCGCTGATCTTCTGTTCGAGTAGTAATGGTTCTTGGTGTGCGCTCATCAGTCATTGCAAGGACTCCTTAGCGAGTTGCCTCGCATACTGTTCTGGGGTTAAACCCAATCTCTTAGCGAGGGAGAGTTGGGTGGACGTTAGCCGTACTTTGCGCGGTTTAGTACCGTTGCTCCTTGCGGAGGGTGCTACCACCGTCGAGGGTTGATTGTCAGTCACGGTTGCGCCACGTCCATCTGGATCGCCTTCATCCTGCCAATCATATTCTGGGAAAGCGTTTCTTAAACGCTTGTCAATCTGTCGAAAGTATTCGTTGCTGTTAGGCTGTATACCTTTCTTGATTAACGAGGCATGAGTCCCGTAAGCGAGACTTGTCATCTCCTCGTAACCATCTTGCATAAACCAAGGGTTTTTGTTGGCCCAATCCTGGGCTTCCGGGTCTACCTGCCTTGGTTGTTGCTGTTGTGCCACACTTTGAGCTGCTTCATTTGCAATTCTTTGTTGATAAAACTGCTGTTCTTGCTGCTCTCTTTGCGCTTGGCTTTGAGCCAGGTTGTTTTCGTACCTTTCGGCCTCAGACATTTCTGCCTGCGCCCTCATTAAGTTTTCTTGCGAAGATACAACACGATCCGTGTCGCCCTCTTCGTAAGCTTGCTTATAGCTATTCCTAGCCTCTTGCAAAGCCAACTCAGCTCTTTGTTTAATTTGGGAGACTAAAGCAGCCTCACCACGATTAATTAAAGCTTCGTTTTCTTTGTTTCTTTGGTTGAGTTGCTCTGCTACACGCACAGCTTCTTCACGCATCTTTTCAGCGGCTTCCCGCTTTCTGCGCTCCTCGTGCTGTTCATACCGCAGCTTGTTGATTCTTTTCTGAACCTTCTCGCTGTAACCACTTAGCTCATCATCATCGATGTCATCATCATCAGATGATTCTGCCTTGGGCGGTCTACGATCTAACTCATCGCGGTCATCTATGACCTCTAGATCTAACTGGCTGTCTTCATCCAAAACATCGTTGGACTTTTTGCCAATCTGAGTTTTTACACCAAAGAATTTTTCTTCAGCAGTGTGTGTCTGCTCTTGCTCAGAGTCGTATTCTGCTTCGCTCATACCTTCAATATACCTCTTGGATCTTCTACGACAGCTTCAACAGAATCGTCGTTAATCAAACGAAACTCTTTCCCATGCACCTTAAATCGGGTGCCGGAGTAAGATCTCATTAAGATAAAATCACCTTTACGGCAGAAGGGGCCAGTTGGGAAGCGGTTAGGGTCTTTATAAGCGTCGTCTCCTAGTTTTAGAACTAGGCCAACAATAGACCCCACCTCTTCGTCATTCAGAGTTTTGGCAGACTTGAGAATGCCTCCCTCCGTCATTTCATCTGGCTCAAATAGAGCGATTAACAGTTTGTAACCTTTCGGCTGAGGCAACTGTTTAGCCTTGCGAGTATTTTCATCCTCGTTGTCTGCGTTTATTGAAACATCAACTGCTCCAACTTCGCCTTTTGCTAATGCTTCTGACATTAGTTAACTTCCTTGCACTGGAAAAAAGCGTCCAGAGTCGCTTGCACTACTTTTCGTAGCGTTTATTCAGACTCGAATCTAGCCTTCAAGTCTAAAATTTCTCTCTCTGCGATAGCTAATCCCTCGATAATACCGCATAGTTTTGTGTAATTACTGTAATCTTTGCAACCACCACCACTAATGTGGTCCGCATACTCGTTCATCTTGTCGCGCAGCTCTTTCTTCAAGTAATCAAATACGTTGTCTTCATTACTAGCCATCTAAAGCATCTTTCGCTATCTGCATACCGGCCTTCAAGCCTTCAATCTGATCAGCAGACTGGTGCTCTGCTATCCTAGCAGCCAGTTTACCTTCTTCGATATCAAGTTGCTGACGTAATCTTTGCTGATCCAGCTCAACCTTGGCTGCGGCTTTCTGCGTATCAAGCTGCAATCTTCCCATTTCTGACTGCATACGACGTTGCGCTTCCATTTCCTTTATCTGCAACTCTTTCTGTTGCATTTGAAGTATAGGATCGTTCATTTGTTCTTGCTGATCCGCTTGTTGTTGCTCTTGCTGGTTCTTTCCAGACAACTGAGCAGCGGCCATTGCTGCAAGCCTTGATATTCTGAACTCGATATCTTCCGGTAACGGCTCTTCTGGCCCTGGTAACTCGAAACCAAGCTCCCTTTCGATCTCCATCCTGTACTGGAACGCCAAGTGTTCTTGAATATGGGCGGCCATTGCAGCACCAATAGCGTCGGCATTGGGACTTTGGGACACCAATCCCATAATCTTCGGATCTTGCATCGCTGACTGGTGAGTCTGTATGTGTGCTTCGTGATCTTGGTAGATAAACGCTTTTATAGGCTTACCATTGATGACATTCATGTTTTCTGTGACCGGATCAGTCGGATGCTGGTCATCTTCAGTCGGAACAATCTTGTCTGCGTCCCGAATATTCAATATTTCGAGCATTTGGCGGTGCAGAAGCGGCATATCGTACATCTGGGGCGCTTGTTGCGCCAATTGTAGCGCCGATTGGTACTGCATAATGCGTTGAGCCATCGTTCCAGAGTTAGGATCGCTAACAGGGATGATATCAACCCGGTCATCGAAGTCTTGAGCCACCAATGGCTCCTTATCTTCGTCGTATGGGTACGTTTCAGGCCCAAAATCATGCACAACATTTGATAAAAGCCGCAATTCAACCCGCATAGAGGCGTGTAACCGCGCCTGAACCGCGCTCATCACCTTCATAGAGCGTTCTAAGATGGCTAACGTGGTGCCAACAGGGGCTTCTGCGTTCATATCCGCAGCTTTTACGTCTGCTGCGGAGGCAAAACGTCGGCCTTCCTCCACAATATCGCCCATAAGCTGGTACAAAACGCTGCTTGGCTCTTTGTAAGGCAAGAAACTGATGTTTTCACCAATTGAACCGCCCGGAACATCCACGTCTCGGAACTCACCCGGCATAATCGGGGTGTCATCACCCTTGATTCGCAGCCCTCGCGCCTTCAATCCACCCGGTAGGTTGGCTAATGTGCCAGCATCGACCAGTTGACGCAGTAAAGAGGTCGCAGATTTGGCTAATCCACCAATCATGTGGAGCAAACCAAAGCCATAAAACCCTAAACCAGGCATATATTGGTAGTGAACGAAGTGTTGTCGGCGCATTTTGCGCTCATCATCCTCGTACCAGTTACGCCTGATCGCCAAAATCGTCCCAGAGGACTGTTCAATCGTCACCACATACGGTAGCTGTATGCCGGTTTCTTCACCTTTTTCTGTATCCTCGAACCCAGGCAGGTCAAGATCGACGTGCATCTCCAGCAACGTGTGCCGGTAGTCCATGTCGTAGTTTGCTGTATCGCCTGTCAGCTCGTTGTATTTCTTTTCGATCTTGTCGTAATCGGGTGTCGGCGCTGCAAGATCTACGTCCATGTAAAATCCAGAGACCTGGAGCTTGCGAACCTCATTGGCGCTACGCCGCATCACTTGCGTTGCTCTTTCACAGGTCGCTAGGTCAGAGGCACCATAGCTAACAACAAAATCCTCTGCCGGAACAAACATACTGCACGGTCTGTCCATGTTCGGATCGAAGTACACCTTGCGGAAAGCTGATCCTGCCAACGGCAAAGAAAACAATAATCTCTCTGTTTCGGTGCGATATTCTGTCATCCGCTCTGTCAGCAGATAATTCAGGTAATCCTGAACACGATTAGACTGTTCTTCCTTCTCAGCGGTAATAACACCCACAACCGCTGTTTTTGCTGGGCCAGAAGCAGGGAACAATTCTTGGATAGATTGAGACTGGAAACGAATAACCGCCTCAGTCAGCAGCGGGTGAAACACACCACAGGCACCGTCCCACGGTGTGGTCCTGTCTTCATGCTTTAGCCCCAGCAGATCAAGACCCTGTATGTAGGTCCGTTCCCAATCAGCACGGCTATCTTTGTCGGCCTTGAACGATCCAATCAACTCAGACGCTATTGCATCTAAATCACCCTCATCGATGTACTCGGCAAGGTTTGCATCGTGAGGCACAGCGCCTTCAGGCACCACATCTGGATCAAAGTCGATGATCATGCCGCCGTCTTCCGTTCCAATAGAAACGGCCTCTGGGTTTACGATCTCGATCTCAAGATCAGGCTCGCCTTCTTCACCAGCAGAAAATAGATTCGCTGGCGGCGATAGTGGTTGGTCTACAGCCATTTATCCGTTCAGCTTGAACTTTTGTGTACGGGCAGCACCAGAACCTCTGACAGGCATGTTACCGCCCTCTTTTCTTTGGATAGCGGTAGGACCACCGTTAGCCATCATCTTGGTGCTCATCCTGATTTTGCCGCCTTGCCGCATTTTGCCTACGCCATCAGCAGCATAAAAGGGCACCATTTGTCCGTCTTTCTCGACCATAGGCAGCTTACCGCCACCCTTGTAACCTTTGGTCTTCATTTTGCCGCCGCCCATGTAGCCTTTAGTCTTCTTTTTCATCATCGTCCTCGGAATAAAGATTATCAAAGACCTGGTTTACATCCAGCGTGTAATCTAGGTCAGACTTACTGTAGTGAATGTGTTGCGACGGCCTGAAGTCAGGAGCGCCTTCACCTAGTTCCCACCATGCAGGGTGAGAAACTCGTACACGGTTATTGGGCAGTGCGACAATGTTTCCTGTCCACTTGCCAGCATCCAGCAGCTCCATCACATGAGACTGCTTGTGTTGTGCCGGATCATCAGCAATCTCATTGTTGGTGTAGTCTACCGTAAATAAATACTTTGCCGGGTAAAACTCACCATCGATCTTTGCTATCCAAGGGCACGGCGTACAACGGTCTAAGACGTACACCGAGTGCTCCCTAGAGCTGCAATCCCAAGGCTGCGCTGCCCAAGTCGGCATCGGTTCAGGCCAAGCATCAAAAGGTGTGTCACCCACCAAGCCTGTGATCGGCATCCTCGCCCACATGGCACCACCATGCACATTGGGCATGTCATCATCGTCGTAGCTTTCTGCGCCAGTAAACACCACCTGGAAGCTCAAACTACGGCAAGGCATCGTTGTGACGGCAATTGCCATCGCGTGTAGAAACTCACCGTGGTACTTGATGTGGTTGTGCGTATATTCTTTTCGCACCCAGCACTTGAAGTACGGTATGTTGCTTTGCAAAAAAGCCATTAATAATAGTTCGCTCTTCTGCTGTAGTGTGGCTCGTCCTCTTCGTCAGTATTGAGCTTGAGGAAGCCGCCCTGGCGGAATCTCAACAAAGCCTGCGTCGATGAGTCCACTAGGTCATCATGTTCACCAGCAGGGAAAGCAGCAAACTCTTCGATCACTTCCTCTGCAAATCTTGTCGATGGTGCCCACACAATACCTGACGCAAACAGATCTGACACCGCGTTTACCCGGCTAATCTTATCGTTGCCACGAGACGGGGTGTACTCTGCGACAGGTATACCCATTGCCCGTAGCTCAAAAATCAGTGGTGTACCAG